TGCGATCTAAACTTGCTTGCTCGCGGCGGAGTAATTCCAGCTCTTCCCGCTCGGTCATTGCACTAGTCCTCTAGCACGGCGGCGCATTTCAAGTTCCGCTTTTTCGTCACTGGTCAGCTCAACCTCCCCGCCTGGATCCGCCCTTCCCGCCTCGGCCTCTAGCGCGCGCATGGCTTCAATACGCGCCACACGTTTCTGCTCGACTACTTCCGGCCCATCGCCCACGACCGGGAAGAACGTGGTGTACTCCTGCGCCATCTCATCAGCGGCAATCACTGCGCCAGACTCTTTGCGTAGCTTAGCCCTGATCCATTGGTCCGCGGCGTTCCGGTATTGTTGGGCCTCGGCTGTCTGCAACGAGTTAGGCGCCGTCTGCGCCCACATCCGAGACAAGCCGCCCTCAACTTGCGGGGCGCTGTCCAACTGGTCTATCGTAGCTTCAGCGGATAGCATCCTGTCCGCATAGGATCTCGATTTGCGCTCCTCCCCGGTTGGCTGTTCAGCCGGCCCGCCTGGCACAGGCTCCACGCCTTGCGCGAGGTCGGATGGGTCTTTCCAGCGATACCCACCAGGCAACTTTTCGCCCGTGGAGATTTCCACTTGCGGCTTGCTGAAAGGCTCCATTCCGAGGGCTTCTTGCTCGCGCACATACGTTGGACGCCCGGTTGCCGGGTCGATCACAGCCTTAAGCGCCAAGTCTGGCTCGGGCCGCATGGACACGGGCAACAGCTCTTCCTCTCCACCCATGCCGGCACGCAGGAAATCCGCTTTTTGAAAATCACCCGAGGCTTCCGCCTTCTGCGCCTCATTCATTCTGTATTCGTTCTCCTTGCGCTGTTGCTCCTGCTCTCGCTGTTGCGTACGCCTGCCAACTTCCAGCGTGAACAGCTGCGACTCCGCCTGTAGCTGCTCGCGAGCCGTAAGGCCCCTGGGGGGCTCATGTGGGAGTGCCTGCTGTTGCCAAGGGGGCGACAACATGTTGGCAATCATCCCGAAGCTGCGCTCTAAAGCTTGTGCCTTCGTTAGTCTGTCAGACCCCTCCATGCTGAGAAGACGGGCCGAAACAAGGTCTGCTATGGGCGGTTGGGACTGCTGTGGGACGCCCTGCGGTAAAGGCATATCCATGCGTCCTGTTACCGGATCACCAGTAGGCGTTTGGTCGGTCACATCGGATATTTCGCCGGGGCCGGCGATGGCAGAGGCCATGCGTACATCTGGCGCTTTCCCGAGACGTGCGCGGATGTCGCTCACGTATTTACGTGTCTTTGGCCCCCATTGTTTGGTATTCGGTCCGCCATAGTGGTGGGCAGCAATGGCCTCCACAGGATCAAGCGCAGGAAACCGCTTTAAAGCATCAGCCGCGTATTTCGCCGTCCATTCTGCGGAGGCGCCAAAATCATTCGGGTCAATCCCTGCGGCTCTGGAGTTTTCTTCCATCAACTGGAAATGTCCGGCAGCTCCGCTTGAGCGGTTGAGCATGTTTTGGCCGCGCCCACTTTCCTGCCCCCAAATGGCGTTGAGGACACCGGGAGGAAGACCATACTGGTATTCCAGTTGATTCAGCGCGTCTTGTCCTGTTGGCATTGTGGCCTCCAGTGGCCTTTAGCGATTGTAGTAAGACTGTGGGCCGTATGCAGGGCCGTAAGCATCACCAGACACAGGGCCAGGATTATAGCCGCCATATCCGCCAGGGTTTTGCGTGCGCTGCCAGGCATCGTAAATGCCCATCCCGTACTGAGCGCCCCTGGCCGCACTGCCCCAAGGATTGTTGTAGTTCGGGATTTGGGTCGGCGCCGTTTGGTTAATAGCTCCCTTACTTCCGGCTTGTGTAATGGGATTAACCCAATTGGAATAGTTGGAAAATTGTTGTCCTGGATAGCCCTGCGCGTGGGCGAACTGCCGGTTGTACCAGTCCTGCACCTGCTGGTTTGCGCCGCGCATCTGGCCCCCAAAGCCAGCCAGTCGATTGCCCATCTCGGTCCCGGCTCCTGCTCCCCGCATCCCATAATTAGCGGCTTCTCCAAGACCCTGAAGCCCCAGGGCCCGCTCTTTACCGTAAGCGTTCCGAAACTGTCCGCGCTCCTGATTGAGGGCGCCAAGCGTGCTTGCCCTGTCCTGTACGTAGCGGCCCAGGCCAGCCTCATAACCGCGACTGGTCATGTCGGTGGTGTTCTTCTGTACGGCGTCCATCAGGCCCTGAGTAGCCAGCCCTTGGGTAATGCCTGCGCGGGTGCCACCGTAAGCCCCTGGGCCGCCTCCGGCCAGGCTCCGGTTGATACCTGGCATCGTGTGCTCGGCAAACTGGTCGACCAGCTGCTGATTCGCCGCACCGATCTCGCTGCGTAGGTGGGTGTTCCACGGGTCAAAGCTGGCGCCGATACCCTGCACTTGGGAAGGCGTTGCCGAGGGCATGAGGTTCCCGCGTCCGCCATAGCCACCGAATTGCCCTGCGTAGTAATTGGCGGCCTGCCCTTCCTGGCCGAGGCCCTGCAACTGAGTTGCCCAACCCTGCCGCGTGGTGTCGGTGATGCCCGCCGGCGCAAAAGGTTCAGAACCCTGGTAGGGACGATTAAGTAATGCGCCTGCTGTGGGTCCGATACCGTAATTAGCCATAATCTTTCTCTGCTATGAAGTGGTAATACCAGGCTCAATCCATGCCGCCATAAGGGTTGGTGTTAGTGAACCACGTCTCCTGTCCGTCGCGACTCCCGTAGCCACCGAAACCACGCGGCGTAGAAACTGGATTTCCGCTCGCGTCATACCACTGACCTCTCGAATCGACGGAAACCGGTGGCCCAGGCGGTTGGTAAGCGGACAGTTGGGATGGGGAAGCGTTTACCTCTGGTGCTCCCATTACCGGCGTCGTGTTGCCCGTCAACCCCGGCTGTCCGGTCGTCGGGTCCAGATATAGGGGCTGAGGCCCCTGCGAACCGAAACCTAGAAGATTCGCTACACCCTGGCCGAATTGCCCGTTGTTCTGTCCCGGCATCTGCCCTTGCAGTTGCCCCAGAGACATGGGGTTATGCTGCCTCTCCGCGCCTGGCTGCCGACCTGCGCCCACTGCCTCATTCCAGCCCAACGCCTGCGGGTTGACCGCTGGCATAGAGGGATCCCACGCCTGGCCAAAGACGTAAGGATTCTGTTGGCCAGTCCAGACTTTTTGACCAACGTCTTTATTTGCTTCCAGAGATTGCTGATAATTCGCAGCGTTCTGATCGTTCGCATCGGCAACGGCGCCCGCCTGCTTTTGAGCCGACAGGTAAGAGCCTGCGGCGCCAATGGCGGCTGCGATTATTACAGGAGGAATGTTACACAGATTCCCACCGCCAGCCTCGTAACGCTCGCATTTTGTCGACCTAGTCTTTAGCTCAATCATCTTGTCTCCACTTTTTTTGATTACTCATAGTATCAACTAGACCTACGCCACACTGTGAGTATAAGCCAGGGCGGGCGGTTCTCATGTGCTTGGCTGCCGCCCGTCTCCGCTGTCTCCGCGCTGATGAAAAGGTTTTTCACGGTGGCATTAGGATCGGCACCCGTGACACTGCCTCCGTTCCCGTCGAAGTTTACAAGCTCACTCGCCGAGCCCGGCCCGTGCGTATGCGACGGCATCTGGATTTCCGTCAGCGTGATTTCCTTGTTGGTATCGCCACCAGTGACGCCTGTCGTGTAGGTCTCGCCGTCGAGACTTCCCGCACCGACAATAAAGCGCCCTTCGGAAGTCTGCGCCCAAGTGCCCGGCAGAAAAACGTTCGGGTTGGCCCCGGTGTAGGAGAAATAGACCGATCCCACTGGCCACTTGAAATTGTCCGCCGCCGCGATGCGGGCATCGATAGCCGCGTCCAAGCCAGTGATTACGGAGGCAGGATGTCCGTCAGTAGCGGTGTCAGTAAGCTCGCTGTGAAGCGTTGTTCCAGGTGGGCCGACCTCACCACTGCCGCCGCCGCCGCCCCCAAGGGGTAACAGATCCCAATCATCGGACAAGACGACTTCTTGGACCTCCATATCTATGGAGTACTGGTCCTCCGTCTCGACCCAGGCCCCGCCATCGATCCGGTAGCGTCCGGCAACGTTGGCGTCACCCAACCACCAATCGGTGTCCACTACAACGGTGATCGGCGTGGCGGCCACGGTCTCGAATGTGAAATCGATTACGCCGTCCGGCGCGCCCTGCGTCGCCGGTGCCACCGCCAGCGAGACATAGGTGCCGTTATCCACGGGTGGAGCCTGCAATGACCAGCGCATCCCCAGCGCGGCTACAACATCGCCTGCGGTCAGAGCCAGTAATTGCGCTTCTCGGTCCGTACTGCCGCTGTCGGTCTTGTGAACGTGAAGATTGCCCGAATCGCTGTTGGCTTGCTGAATGACTCCAGTGCCCGGCGTACCGGGATTCTGAGGCGTGTCGTAATCGTAGTTCGCCGTCCAAGTCGTCGGGCTCGGATCGGGCTCCTCCATCGCGACGTAGAGATCGAACGTCGTCCCGTTGTAGATGATGGTCGGATCAATCGGGATGGTCTGGATGCCCGTATTCTCGGCGGTGAACTGCGAGATAAGTTCATCAGGGATGGCGACACCGAGAGGATCTTTGACGGCGAACACACGGTAGCTGTTACCGGTGACGGTGTAGAGCCTGATCGCTGAAACCGTACCGTTCAGGGTCCAGGTATACCGCTGACCAACCGTCAGCTGCTTGGCAGTGAGCGTATCGGTGGGATTCGCACCGGTGTAGAGCGGACCCGGAACGCCGACATTCTGCGGGGCCAGGCGGTCAGTGGTGACTTTGTTGGCCAGGCCCGAATAACTGCCATCTATGGCAAAGTCGAACTCTTGATAGGTCCCCGGCACCCAATCGCCTACCCACGTAACCTTGCCGTGGGGGTTGTAAGCAGTCTCATGGTCGGATGTCCACTCCTCCAGCGCCCCGGCACGTATCGACACGCCGGACAGCGCCGTTTCCACCTGACGAAATTCCTCTTGTGCCTGCCTGCGCGGCTCTCCCTTAAGCGCCGGCAATTCCTTGTGGTGATATTCGTCCTGAGCAAAAGTCATTACCGGCGCCCCGCCTCCGAGTAAACAAGCGAAAGACCACCAAGACGCCACGAAGCATCTTGCTGTGAGATGACACGAAAAGCCGTGGGCTGCCCGGTAACCCGAACGTTAAGCTTGCGGTCTATACCTACCCGAAAGTCTTGTTGGGCTGTCCAGTGCACGGTCTGGCCTGGAGTCCATGCCGCGCCGATCTGGATCTGGACCGTGGCGTCGCCCTCCATCTCCGGGAAAATCTGCTTGACGGTGACTTTCTGCGGCATGTCGGCCAGCAGGAAGCCCTGACGCTCAGCCGTGCAATACTTCGGGTTTCCTAGATGGTCTGTGTTTGATTTATCTGTCTGAAATATGGAATTCGTGGTAGCCAGGGTTAGCCCGCGCTCTGACGGGTTGTAGAAGGACGCCCCCCAGGAATCGCTCCAGGTCTCCCAAGTGATGCCATCGTTGTGAAGCTCTTGCCACGTCCGTCCTACACTTTCGTCAGTCGAGAGATGGCCCATACACATAGAGACGAGGGCAGGGTACTTTTTCGGAGTCCAGCTATTGTCCCGCAAGTTGAAAACAAGCACGGTATCAAAAGTAGTGCTACCTGCCGGTACAACGCCCACCCATATCTGCTCGCGATCAGGATGTGGAGCGACGGCGGTCATGTCTCGGCTGTCGTTATCGATGGCAACCGCCAGCCGCTCCTTTATGCGCCGATCCGTTATAGACTGCGTCGTCTGCCCGTCGAATACCCGGATGTCGCCGGCATCGGCAAAAAAATGAACATCACCCAGCCGAGCTACTCCGCGCCATGAATCACAGCCGTGATCAGAAATCAGCCGCTCGAAACCCATCACAAGATTGTCATTGCGCAAATACATCCTGTAAACAGAGTCGGCCTTGTAGATAATCAAATCGTTGTGCCACAACTCCGCAACGGTCAACACGCCAGATGTGTCGCGGAGCTGCACAGACCCAGCCAGCGTGGTGGGGTCGGCGAAGTCCCACGATTGCGGAACCTCTCCCTCGGCTGCGGCGTCAGACCAAGCTACGCGAAATTGCGGGCCGACGATTGTGCCATCGTCGAATTCCAGGGCCACCAGGAAGTTGCCGTAGGCAATCACTTGAGAGGCGATCCATCCGTTGTAATCCCATCCGGGAAGAGGTTTCATTCGCCCAGCCTCTCCAGGCCAGTAGGACGGCGAGCCCTGTGACGGCGTCACTACCAAGATCCCCAAAAACGTCGTATACGTCACCCTGCCAGCAAAGGGCAGCGGGCTATCAGTGGCCTCGTTAAGATCGCCCCATGTAGTGCCGGCAGACTCCAGGCCTGACCAAAGCGTGCCCTCGTCATGAAAGTCTTGCCAAGTCTCACCAGTGCCAGCTAGTGCCGTTGGTGTAATGTCTTGCCAGCCTCCACCATCGGAGGCGAACACACCAACGCCGTCCGAAATGATGAGCCAGGAAGAAACAAGGCCCTCGAACCGATACGTGTAGAGCGGTTCGCAAGGCGGAGAATCTTCAACGATGGTCTCGCCCCAGGCGGAACGAATGTCTCCGGACTCCGTGTCAATGTTGGACATTGCCGACCACTCCCCCACCTGTAGGAGAGTCGGCTGTACGTCGACGTTGAGCGCCGAACTACCGAAGT